TCTGCTTATGCCAATATGGGAAAGGGTGGATTAAAAGTTATTATTGTTATAGGTTATTTTATTGCTATTGCTGTCGGTTGGTTTGTAGGACAACGATAGATTGTAATCGTAAACAACCTATGATAGATAGAATTTATGAAGACAACTAAAGTCCTAGTAATAGGGGATGCACACGATTCTCCGAAAGTTCCTAAAAGCAGATTCCTTTGGATAGGAAAGCATATTAAGAAAATTAAACCTGAATACGTTATACAGATTGGAGATTTTTTAAGTTTGGATAGTTGTTGTTGGCATATAGATAATGCAACTATGCAAGCAAGAAAAAATAAAGGAACATTTTTAGAAGACATAGAATCATTTGATATTGCATTATACAAATTAAATAAAGGTATAGGCAAAACTAAAGCTATTAAGCACGTTACTCTTGGCAATCATGAAAATAGATTGTGGAAATGGGAAGATAATAATCCTGAATATTATAATATGGGAAAGAATAAGTTACTCAAAACTTTAAAGAAGTATGGTTGGACAGCGAGTGAATATGGGGAGTTCTATTTTATAGATGGTGTAGGGTTCACTCACGTTCCTTTCAACACTATGGGTAGGGAATTTGGTGGTGTTAATGTTGAAAGAAATATCGGACAGAATAGTGTCTTTGATATTGTGTTCGGCCATACGCATAAATTTAATGATGTAAGATGTGCTAAGATAGGCAATTCAAAATATGTTAGAGTAGTCAATGCTGGATGTGCATTACCTCAACATCACGTAGAAAGTTATGCAAAACTATCAACTACTGGTTGGTTTTGGGGATTGTGCGAAATCACAATATTTGATAATCATATTCAGGATGTCAGTACAATATCAATGACAACATTGGAAAATATGTATGGTTGAATTAAAAGAACGAATCAAAAAGCATGAGGGTTTTGTGAACAAAATGTATAAAGACTCTTTAGGATATGCGACTATTGGATATGGGCATTTAGTTTTACCTGATGATTACTTTCAAGATGGAGTAGAGTATTCAGAAGAAGAACTTAATGAAGTGTTTGAGAAAGATTTTCTTAATGCACAAACCAATGCAAAAAAATTAATTGGAGATCTTCCGTTAGTTTATCAAGCAAAGGAAGTCATTTGTGAAATGGTTTTCCAATTAGGTATCGGAGGGGTTTCTAAATTTAAAGCAATGTGGAGAGCTCTTGGGCAGAACGACTATACTACTGCAAGTGCAGAAATGTTGGACAGTAGATGGGCAAAACAAACTTCTAAACGTGCAGAAGAATTATCTAATATTATGAGAAGCTGTAAATTATGATGTGGTTTAGTGCAATTAAATTAGCTTTAAATGCTGGTACGCATATTTATAAAAAGCGTAAAGAAACTCAAATGCTTATGGCAGACGCACAAGCAACCCATGCCAGTAAGATGGCTCGTGGGGAGTTGGAATATAAACAAGCTGTTATGACTAATAATCAACAGGGTTGGAAAGACGAATTTGTTTTGATTCTGGTTTCTGCTCCTGTAATGTTGCTAATCTGGAGTATTTTTTCAGAAGATCCAGAAATAATGACAAAAGTAGAAATGTTTTTTGAGTATTTTAATAATATGCCTTTTTGGTATCAAGCATTATTTATTGGAGTAGTTTCTAGTATCTATGGCCTAAAGGGTGCAGAAATTATGAAGCGACCTAAATAATCAATGTCAACAAAAGCAGATTACCAAGAAATCATAACAGAATATAAAGATCAGGTAAGACTTCTTAGAGAAGAAGTTGCGGAATTACAAGATGCTGGAAAGACTAAGGATGCCGCTAATAAAAGATGTTTACAAAAACTTGAAAATACAAATGAAGATTTAGATAAGTCTAACGAAGAACTTAAAAAGGCAGAAGCTCAAATAAAGGGATATTTTACTGGAATTAAATCACAATCTACTTAAAATAATTTTTAATATTTCTTTTTCAGTACCATATTTTTTTTCAAACTCTATCTTACGATTATGAATTGAATGATTACCTTGATGATGTTCATAGCATAAAGGGATTGTTTCATAATGACTTGATCTTCTTCCAATGCCTACATTTCCAGAACCATTGTTTCTTATGTGATGTACCGCTGCATAATTTTCTATTCCATTAATCTCACAAGCATAACAACCCATCTGGGCTACTTTAGACATATGCTCTTTCTCGGCTTTTGTAGCTACTTTTTTCATATTTTAAATAAGCCCCAAGTCCTCTCGGCCTTTAGGGCTTATCTCTAGAATCACAACGTTCATTGTGAAAGATACTTTAACATCTGATTAATCTACAATCAACGATTCTTGTAATAGAATAACTGACGAAGATTGTGGACCATATAACCATAGGTATCAGAGTAAGTGGCAACCCTAAAATCCTCTTGTGCGTTGAGATATAGGGCATATGAACCAATGTTTTTGCCATGTTTTAGCTCATTCCTGTAAATTGACCGAATAACCCTTATCAAGAGTAGATTAATAGTGATTGCAACTGGGAGTGGATAAGTTACTATGTAGAGGTATAACTTAAATAGGAGAAACAAATGATAACAGACACAATAAAAACAGCGAGAACATTCGGAGTTGAAATAGAGTTTGGTTTAAAAAATGGAATAACTGACGATAGCTTTAAATCTGAATTTGAAATGAGAACTGGAGAACAAATTATGATTCAAACAGGAACTTATGATACTGGACATAGTAATACTAAATGGATTTTAGGTTACGATGGCTCTGTTCACGTAAGAAATCATAGAAGTTTAGAACTTAAATCTCCCCCAATCAAATTATCAGAAATTGGTAGACTTAAAAAAGTTTACGAATATTTAGATGAGGTTGGAAAAGTAAACAGAACTTGTGGTCAGCACGTTCACGTTGATACAAATGATATGACATTTAAGCAAAAGAAAAAAATATTAATTGCTTATTTAATTAATGAAGATGTTATTGATATGATGCACCCAGTTTCAAGAAGATATGGAATAGGAGTTGGTAGTCAATATTGTGGTAGTGGAGTGGGCAGACGAGGTATATCTTTTCATAACGCAGACCAAAATAATTCAAATGATCGTGGTACTATTTACGCAACTTTACAAGAACACTATAAATCAGTTGTAATTAATGAGTGTATCAAAAAAATCAAAAAAGCTAAAAATTTAAGTAAATTAAGATTAGATGGTTTTGGAGATAAATTTTCTAACGTAAAAATAGACTCAAGATATGGAACGTTGGAATTTAGACAACATTCAGGAACTCTTGAATACAAAAAAATTATGAACTGGATTATATTTTTAAATCAGTTTGTAATTGCTTATGGTTTCGGACCATCAGTAGCGAGAAAAGATGAAACGAGAGATAATGGTAGAGATAGATTATTTTTTAGAAAAGTATCTCAACTATTTAAATCAACTAAAAACAGAGTGAAAACTTATGGAGGATTTGAGATAGATGGTTCTACAGGAAGTATAGAATTTTTAGGAAAAAGAATATCTCACTTCATAAGAAATTTAACTGGAAACACTTCTTACGATAGAGCAATGAGAAAAGTGCTTGAAGGTAGAGGAGTAACATTTAATTTAATAGGAGGTAATAATGAAATTAATGAACAATAAACAGTATCGATATTATAACCAACATCGTAAAATTTATTTTGCGTATGGTTCAAATCTAAATCGTATACAAATGAAAGTGAGGTGTGTTAATGCTAAATTGCTTTCAGTAGGTTTTTTAAAAGATTATAAATTAGTATTTAGAGGAGTTGCTGATGTTGAAAAATCTAAAGGAAATAAAGTATGGGGAGCATTTTGGAGAGTTACACCGAAAGATATTATTGCCCTTGATGCTTATGAGGGTTTCCCTGATTTATATGAAAAGAAATATATGGATACTAAATTTGGAAAGGGGTTCTCTTACATCATGGTTAATCAAAGAGATATAAAAAACCCATCTGAATTTTATTACGATTCAATTAAGAAAGGTTATAGACAATGTAATTTACCATCATTGAAACCACTTACAAAAGCATTGAGGGAAAGTAAACAAGAGAGAAATACTGATGTTGTAGATTGTGGTGCTAAATGGGGAATCAATACTAGAAAGAATATTATTGCTGTACCCAATCAAGATATAAATAATGAATTTGAGTTTCTTGAAGATGAGATGGAGCAACAAAATTTATTTGACGACTTACATCCTTATGGGAGGAATTAAATGACAGATAAAAATGAACAATGGATATGGTTTATTAATAAATACAATCCTAAAAGAATAAGTCGGATTACTTTGGGTAAGTTTCTTAAAGATATTAATAAAGGTTTAACGTCAGTCAATACAAGTATTGAAAATACAAAATATTGTTTCTTAACTCAAATGAATTTTAATAAACCTTATATTTTCTTTTGCACTAATAAAGATGCAATGAAATGGATAGCAAGGAATGATAAATGAATTACTGTGATGACATAGTAATAAATGCGAGAGGTTATACAATGGACACGAGGGATTCGCATTTTAAACTTAACACTTCTTACCCTCGTGTTCTTAACCTGAGGAGGTACAATGAAAAAACTAGCATTAATTAGTTTATTACTTTTTACATCAGCTTGTGGAATGACAAAAGACTTCAATCCCCTTGTTGATTTAAAAGGAAGTAAAAATGGTGCAATGGCACAAGAGGACAAAGTGATGTGTCGTGCAATCATTAAGATGGAAACAAATGCTCTTTATTCGGCTTGGTATGATAGGGAATTGCTTACCAACTGTATGAATGGGAGAGGTCATTCTGTTTTGAATGATTTTAAATAATGGCACTAACAATAAAACAAATAGATAAAAAAATGAACAGCATAGAAAACTATTATAATCAGTTTAACATGTGTTCTTATGAGTATGATCTAAAAGATAAAATGTATCTAGGTAGGTTATATCAATTAAAAAACAAACTAATAAACAAAGGAGGAAAATAATGTTTAAAGCATTAAAAATAAAAGTAACTGGAGAACAAACTGAAATCGAACAAGAAAAGGATTTTGAGTTTAAAGATTATGAAAGAGCATTAGGTAACATTGAAACTTTTAATAATTTTCCAGCTATTTATAATGGGCAAACTGCAATGATAGTAACCAGTCTTTCAAATGACGATAAGAGTATTCCCATTAATGATAAGGCAAGTAGTTATTATCAAAAGTTTCTTGACCTAGAAGAAACTGACAAAATCAATATGAATATTCCTAATATTGCAGAATTGAAAACCTCATATATGAGAGGACTATATATTCGTGGGGATTGTATATTGGTATTAAAACACTCAAACAAAGGAGGCATAAATGCTTAACGGCGATATAAGTAGAACACTAGAATGTAAGTATGATGAGGTAAGAAAATCATTAAATAAACTTCTAGAAGATAAGACTAAGCAAAATTCTGACTGGGTATTAAGCGACAATGGAATAAGGTATTTCAAAGTCCCTACTCTAGTAAGAGTTATGCGTGAACACTTTGGTTTTAGTTTAATATTAAGACCAGTAGAAGTAAGTGATGTGGATAATTATGTTCATGTTACATATGGATTATATTATAGGGATTCTATTGCCGATAAATATATAGCCCTTTCAACTGGTATGAGTAGGAAACCAAAGAACCTAAAAGCTGGAGATATAGTAGGTACAAACACAATAGAATGTGCTGAAACTGCGGCAATAGGAAGATGTTTAAAATTCTTCTTCGGAGTCAATGGAGATTTGGCTAATGATGAGGAAATTAAATACAGTAAGGGAATTTCAAATCATCTTACTGTGATTGAAACATTAAAAAAGAAAGGAAACAATGTACCAGTCAAACAATAAAGATAAGAAAAGCGAAGCAATACAGTATGGTCCAAAGACACCAGCAAGGATTACTATTCGTAAATCTAGATTTTGGAAGAACGAAAAGAAAGCTGATGGTACTGATAAAAACGCAAAGTTTTATGGTTATGCTACCGACCACAATGGTACACTATATAAACTTTCAATATGGGATAATGAGAAAAATTCTGTGTTAGATAAAGTTTTTGCATCTACTCAGGACTATCCTATAACATTAAGTGGTCAACTAGAGTGTTTACATTGTAAGTGTAGTGGGGATAAACCAACACAAGCAGTTACAAATGAAGATGCTGAACCATTTACAGAAGATAAATTTTAGGTTGACAAAGGATGTTTAAAACTTAAAGTTTAAACAACTGTGAATAGAATAAATAAAATGGAGGTTCTATGGTAGTTAAAACACGAGTAAATGGAAGACTGTTAGTAGGTAAAAGTGTGGTTAGCATTTTTGGTAGGATATTAGGACGACCATTGCATCAAATTAAAGATCAAAATTTGACTATGGTCAAAATACAAAAAATGTTGTTAAAAAAAAAAAAATATAATGTTTAAGGATAAATACGAACATATAAATTATCGTGTTTGTTTAGAACATATTGTTGATGAGTGCCAGTATTGTAAAAAACTGGCATTCAATGAAAAGTGCAAACTCTATTTAGGAATGGTTATATGTGCAATCATTCTATTATTATTAACTAAACATGGAGGTTACAATGAATGGATTAAAAAAATATGACATAAAAAGATTGAGTTATTCAACTCTTTCTTCTTTTAGAGAACGAACAGACCTTTGGTTCTTACAGAAAATTTGTGGTTATAGATTTACTGGAAACCCAGCAATGAAACGTGGGAACTATGTTGAGGAGGGAATACACGCAGTGTTATCAAAAGCTGGTAAGTTAGAAGAAGTATGTAATGTAACGACAAAATTGTTTACCGATTATTGTAAACAAAATGGATATGACGAAAAAAAAACAATAGAAGAAACACCCAACATTGCTAGAGGTATAAAAGAGGGAGTAAAAAAACTACTTCCTTTCGGTAAACCCATTTCATATCAAAAACAAATTGATATTGAATTGTTAGGAGTACCAATGAGGGGCTATACTGATTTTGAGTTTCTCAATGAACAAACTGGAGATTTGTGTTTTATTGATTTAAAAACTAGCAGTAGATTGAGTAAGAAAGTTAGTTTTAATCATAATTGTCAAACATCCGTTTATAATCGAGCAACTAATATACCTCAAAAATTGTTGTATGTCAGAACGAGTGTTAATCCTGATAGTATATTATTAGATGCAGAAACAGATGCTAAATACATTAATTATCTAGAACGATTGATAGTAGCGATGAATTTACTTCTAGAGAAATTCGATCAAGAAGAATTAAAAACTCTTATTGTTCCCAATGTTGATGGCTTTTATTGGGGTAAGGATGAAATTAAAGCAAGAAAGGAGGTATGGGGAATATGATTGGAATAGATAAACAAGTACATATTATTCATTGTTATGAAGTGTCAGTAGGCGATAGTAATAAAAAAGAGATAGTTAATAAAATAGAAAGTAAACCTATTGCTAAACCATTATTACTTAAAGATATGCAAGAACTCGTAGAGGGTTTAATTGAAATTTATCCTGTACAGTTACCGAAGTTAATAAGTCTTTTACCTGACGCAGTTAATTGCACAGAAATGGTTATTAATGAGGAGGGTCAATTTACTAAACCAGTAAATAAACTTGGTACACAAATCGCAAGAGAGATAAATGGTGCAGATAAAGTAACAGGCAGAATATTTGAAACTAATCAGTTTGTTCTTGATGTTTATGGTACTTGCTTCATTACAGATAATTGGAGGATAACATAATGTTAGATTGTAAAGTTAAGAAACTTTGGCAAGGATGTGTCAGTTTAAGAGAGAACTGGATAAATTTAGGAATTACTAATGGAGGACTTTGTGTTGAATTAAAAATACGAGGAAACTCTAAAGGTAAAATGCCTATTAATTCTGAAACACTCTCGTTACTGTTGCATAAACCATCACTAGAAGTTATATCTAAAATTGACGGTAAACCATATAAACTTTTTGACATTATGTGGATACCAAAAGATGTGAGGCAAAATGAATTATTTGGAGGTTAGTATGGATATTAAGTGTTGTTTAATAAAGATTTACATTCGGAAGTACGTTTATGGAGAGCAGTTATCAAAAGAGCAATTTTGGATTGCTGTGGTATTTTCGAAGATAGTAAAATTCTTAATAAACCAAAGAAAAAAAAACATATTATGCAAGAGGCAGATGATTGGTTTAAGTCTGATTACCATATGATAGTTTGTGATTTTGCTAATATGGAGGTATCTGATGTGAGAATGATTAAAAGCAAATCTATTCAAGCATTTCATTCTAGGTTAAAAAAAAACTCTACTATTTTATCAACATTATTAGATAGAGTATTTGCAATATTTATAGGAGGTAAAGATGGCGAATAAAAAGTATAAATCAACTTATGAAATCAACACTAAAAAAATCATAGGTCGTAAATTAAAAAAAAGGAGAGGACAATTAGGATTAACACAATCACAAGTGGGCAACGCAGTAAACGTAACGTTTCAACAGATACAGAAATATGAGAAAGGCATAAATAGTTTATCAGGATTTATGGTAAAACGAATATCTCATACATTAAACATTCCTAAAATTAAAGTAGGTTTTTTAATCTATAAATATAATTGGGGATTTAAGAATAAGGAGAAAAAATGATAGACACAAAAAGAGTAGAAACTGCATTAGTTAAAAGAGCAGAAAGTGATGAAGAACATGCTAAGCTAAAGGTACAAGTAGATTGGTTAGACTGGCAAAGAAAACACAAAAAGGGCATTTTTATAACTCAAAAATGTTCTGATAATTTAAGTTTCGGAATTAGAGAACAAAAATGGTATGCTAGTGAAGAAAATCTACAACACATCAATGAACAAAAAGACACTTTAGAGAAGTTTCTCAAATTAGACAATATGAGAAAACATGAATTAATTGTTATTGATTTATTTAGAACATTAGAAGCAAGTAGGAGAAAAGGTAATATCTAGTAATAAATTGTAGGAGGTTTAATGGCTGGTTATGTAAAAATCGGTAGGTCAGTATTTAATCATAATATGTTCAAGGAAGAACCATATACTGAAAGGGAGGGGTGGATATGGCTAATTTGTGGCGCTAGTTATAAAACCGACACAATTAGGATTCCTAATACAAATATAGTTACAGAAGTCAAAAGAGGCGACTATGTGGCAAGTATTCGTTTTTTAGCTACAAAGTTTAAGTGGTCAAATAGTAGGGTAAGACGCTTTTTAGACCGACTCACAAGAGGTAAGATGGTGGGTACAGTAACCGACACAGGAATAACAAAAATAAGTATTGCTAACTATGATAAATACCAGTTTTTTGTTGAACAACCGACACAGCAACGAGTACAGCGACAAACGAAAACCGACACTAATATAAGTAAAGAAGTAAATACAATAAGTATATACTCTACACAATTTGAATTATTTTGGTCTAGCATACCAAACAACATGAGGAAAGGTAAAGGCAAAGCATTTAAATCATTTAAAAAATCAAAATTTGAATTAACCATAGAAGAATTAACTAATAGATATATAAAACATCATCAATTAAACAAAGAATTTACCAAACACCCAGCAACGTGGTTAAATCAGGAATGTTGGTTAGATGATGAAGTTAAGGAAACCAAAGATACACCGACCCTTATAAGTAGAATGCAAAAGTTAGGTTATAATCATAAAGGGACATTTGGGGATTACGAAGAATTTACTAAAGACAATAAAAAATATAAAATACATCGTTTTAAAAAAAATGCTGTTATAGAACTAGACAAATAATTTTATTATAGATATAGATAATAGATAATGATTTAAAGGGATTAACCTCCGTCTTTAGTCATTTTTTACTCATGAGGGGTATAGTTTTATACTTCATTTTCTATGCCCCTCAATTTAATTATGAATAAGTTATTTTATAAAATAAAGATTTGGGGTGTGGACTGTAATCTTTTACAAGAAACTGATAGAGAGTTAACTTATGATGAAGCAAAGAATTTTAGAGTGGATAAACAATTTAGAGGGACAATCGAAGAAATTAAAAAAGAAACTCCAAGAACCAAAACAAAAGAAGTCCTCGGGAGAAATATTTAGTAGTCGCAGAATAGCAAAAATAGATGATGGTATATTAAGTGCCACTATTAATACAAGAAGCAAAGATGTTGTTATTACTATAAAGGGTTTTGCTAGTGTTACAAAAGCAGTAGACTGGGCAACCTTACAATCAATACTGTGGAGAGCAGACCTAGAAACAAGAGTACAATTACAAAAAGACTTAACACCAAACAATACATATCACTAATGGATGATACGTTGTGTAAAAAGTGTGGACATTTGTGTCATTGTATAGAAGAAGACCATGAGGGTTGTAAGTGTGGTGTCTGTGATTGTGCAAAGAGTAAAGCAAAGGACCAAACAAATGAAAGTGGTGGTCTTGTTATAGATGACACTGGGGAATGTGAGAGCTGCCAATAATGATGTCTGTTAAAGTAACATCTAATATTAAACACTTCTCAAAGCAGATGTCTAAATTTGCTAAACGACAATTACCTTTTGTAGCCAGTAGAACATTAAACACTTGTGCTAAGCACGTCAGACAAGATGCTATCAAGAATACATTTAGACAAGGGTTCGCCACTCCCAATGCAAGTAGGTTTGCTAGAGGCGTATTAAGAATGAAGTTCTCTAATAAAAATGATTATTATAGAGGGCGTTTACAATCATCTGTTCTTGATGTGACAGGTAAAGATTACCTCGTTACTCATCAAGAGGGAGGCACTAGACGACCACGTTCAGGTCAATTTATTGCCGTACCATCAAGAGATACTAAAAGAAAATTAGGATTCAGAAGAAATACTGCTTACAGACCAAAGGCACTAGGACAAAAAGAGGGTGTATTTGTGATGAAAAATAGTAAGGGGGGTAGGTCTAAATTTGTGATGATGGAGGGCAAAGGAAAAAAGAGAAAACTATTATATTCATTCGTTCCTACTGTACCGAATCCGAAACGACTAAACTTCTACGAGAGAGGGGGGGTATTAGTAAAAAGAATAATTACTTCTATCTTCACATCAGAGTTTAATAGAGCGAAACGTTCGATAAGATTCAGATAACACCAAAAACCCTTATAAAAGGGGTATCTACCATTAAAAAGACCGAATAACCCTTGATTCACGGGTCCTTACTGGGATATGTGACGTGGGTTTGCCCGACCGTCAACTCTTTCTAGTCAGTCTATTTATATTTGCATTTCGTTTCGTTTTTAGATAGACACAGAATAATGATAATAACATTAATAGTTGTTTTTATATTTTTTGTATGTTTGGCTGTTGCTATTGATTTCTTTCTTACAGATATATTGGATTGCTAAATGGATGTAATATTCTCTAGACCATTTGGTCCAGTTATTTTAAAATCTACGCTTTCTGAAGAAATTCTCAATGACATGAACCAAGATTGTGATGATATAAGAAACAACAAAAAAGAAAAGATTGATTGGAGTAACCAGTTAGCTGGTAGAGTAGAAGAAGAATATCACATGACAAAGGACCTAATAGTAAAACACTCTAAGTGGTTGAATGCTGTTAGTTCAAAATATTTGTTCCCTGATGATAAAGCATTTGAAACAAACAAAGGACAATTTACAGTTGGTATAGCAAGTGGTTGGTATGTGCGTTCTTTTGATGGAGATTTTAATCCTTTACATTTTCATACTGGTTGTCAAATATCTTGTCTTGGGTTTCTAAAACTTCCTGATGACATAGAAGAATATTGGAAAGAAGAAGATAAAGACCACAACCCATTTGGAGGGTACACAGACTTTAGATATGGAACGGTTGGTTTAAATTGTCCCAACAGTATGAAAGTTAAGCCCAAAGTTGGAGATATATATATGTTTCCAAATTGGCTCGATCATCAGGTTTATCCATTTCGGAGTAAGTTTAAAAAACCTGACGTTAAAGGGGAAAGACGTTCATTTAGTTTAAACATATTTTTTAAAAATATAAAAGAAGATCAAAAATGAGAACAATAACAAAAGTATTAGTAAAAGATATTAAACCTTATGCAGAAAATCCTAGAAATATGGAATTAAGTTTACCTAAAGTAAAGGAATCAATTTCAAATTTTGGTTTTACTCAACCCATATTATTAGACAGAGAATATATTATTATAACTGGACACACTAGGTATGCGGCCGCTAAAGAATTAGGAATGACTGATTTGCCTTGCATTATAGTTGATGAACTAAATGCTAATCAAGTTAGAGCTTATCGTATTGCAGATAACAAAGTAGGTCAGGATAGTGCTTGGGATGTAAGTTTATTAAAAGATGAATTAAACAAATTAAGAATTGATAACTTTCCAGTCACACAAACTGGGTATTCAGATGCCGAACTACAAAATTTAGAAATAGAATTAGATAAAATCAAAGTTACTACTGCTTCTGAATTATCTTCAATAGAAGCACCACACTTTTCTGATGCAATGGTTAATTTAAACTTTACAATGAAACCTCAGGAAAGGTTGGTTGTCATGAACTACTTGGATTTACAAAAACAAATAAACAAATTAAACACAACAGCAGAGGCATTAGTTTACCTTGCTAGAGATGATGAGAGAAACAATGAATAGTGCATTTACACAGATAGAGGGATTAGTAATATTATTAGGGTATGCAATATTAATGATAATATTGGCTACTTATTATTTAAAGCCATCAAAAACAAAAGAAGATTATTTAGTAGCAGATAGAAAAATAGGTTGGTTACAAAGTGGATTTAGTATTTCAGCAACTTGGATATGGGCACCAGCTTTATTTGTTGCCACCTTAAAAGCATACACGCAAGGTATAGCTGGATTGTTTTGGTTTACAGTACCAAACATAGCTTGTCTTTTAATTTTTACTTGGTTTGCGATTAAGATTAGAAAGTTATGTCCAAAAGGGTTTACTCTTTCATCTTTTATGAAAGATACATACAGCACTAGAGTACAGAATATGTATTTAATTGAATTAACTGGTTTAGCAGTATGTCAGTTTGCTGTTCAGTTGTTAGCTGGTGGTGCAGTAATAGCATATTTAACTGGCTTAGATTTTTTTCTTATTACATTGATACTTTCAATGACAGCTCTTTCATATTCTTTTATAAGTGGACTTAGAGCTAGTATTTTAACAGACTACTGGCAGATGTGGTTTATACTTATCGTTGTTGTTGTTGTTGTGCCATGGATTGTTGTTGAAAGTGGTGGATGGTCAACTGTTATGGATGGTATAGGGGGTATATCAGGAGAATACTCTAATCCATTTAACGCAGAGGTAGCGTATTCATTTGGAATAGTAGTTACGATAGGATTGTTAGCTGGTCCATTTGGCGACCAATCATTTTGGCAAAGAACTTTTGCAACAAAGAAGAAAGAAATTAAGAAAGCATTTATTTGTTCAGCAATAGTTTTTGGTGTTGTTCCAATATTTACAGGTCTTATAGGTTTTGTTGCCGCTGGGTTAGGGATAGAGGGAAAACCTCAACTTATTAATATAATAACTGCCCAAATGTTATTACCAACGTGGGTATTAATTCCATTTGCATTTATGTTAATTAGTGGATTAGTTTCTACATTGGATAGTGCTTTATGTGCAGTATCATCATTAATAGGTCATGATATAGCAATGAGAAATAAAATTTCTATTAGTAAACAAATGCAATATGCAAAGATCGGAATGGTATCACTTGCTATTGTTGGTTTGTTGATTGCTAATATACCTGATATGAAAATTTTATATTTATTTTTATTTTATGGCACATTAAGAGCATCAACTCTTATTCCAACTGTTTTAACTATTATAAAAGGGAAATTATCTGAACAAGGTATGTTCTATGGTATCTGTCTTGCTCTATTTGTTGGCGCACCTCTAATGGCTTATGGAAACTTTGGAGGAGGTTTGCACTACAAAGTAGCTGGAGCTGTATTTACAGTTTTATCATCAGGAACAGTAGCTTGGTTATGGACTGTATATGGGAAAAATATTAAAAAAAGAAAATCTAGATAAAACAGTAATAGATTTAGCTTACGAAAGGTTAAACAATGCGTTTGACCAATTTGATACTGTTGTTGTATCATTTAGTGGAGGCAAAGACTCTACTGTTTGTTTAAATTTAACATTAGACGTTGCGAGAAAAAGAAAACGTTTACCTCTAGAAGTTGTTTTCTTTGATGAAGAAGCAATCCCATATGAAACAGAAGACTATTGTCGTAGAGTAAGTAAAATTCCTGATATTAATTTTAAATGGTATTGTTTACCTATTGTCCACAGGAACGCTTGTAGCAGAGCAGAACCCTATTGGTATCCTTGGGCGAATGAAGCAAAAGATAAATGGGTAAGACCTTTACCTCCTGAAGCAATTACAAAAGCTGATTATTATAATAGTGATGTGCCAAGTGCTAGACTAACTCTCCCTTTTTTATTTCCAATCTTATTTCCAGTTGATACTTATGGAAGAACTGGATGTGTGATGGGTATAAGGGCAGATGAAAGTTTAACAAGGTATCGTGCAGTATCTCAACGAGTGCATGAAAATTATATTATACAACCAAAAGAAACAATGCCGATACAAGAAGCAATAAGAAATAAAATTGATTTAACTCGTTTTCCAGTACGTTCAAAAAAACAACAAAACATTTCTAATAACATTGGGAACTATTGGAAAGTTTATCCTATTTATGATTTTACTACACAAGATGTTTGGACAGCCCCAGATCATTTTGGGTGGGATTATAATATTAGTTATGACATTATGGAAAAATGTGGAATTACTCATTCTGCCCAAAGGTGCGCCCCTCCTTATGGGGAAGAACCTCTACAAGGATTATGGATGTATAGTGAGTGTTTCCCTAATATTTGGGACAAGATGAGTACAAGGGTTAGAGGTGCTAATACAGCGGCAAGACACGCATTAACTGTTTTATATTCTAATAGAAAAAATCCTGATAAACCTGATGGTATGTCATGGATAGATTACCTTTCTTATTGGATTAGAAAATTTCCTAAAAAAGAACAAAATCATATTCAAAACAGAATTAATGATTTGATTTCCCAACATCAGAAAAAAACACCTGACCCTATTGTTAAAAAAACACCACATCCGATTACTGGCATATGTTGGGAATTTTTACTAAAGATAGCAGTTAGGGGAGATTTAAAAGATAGAAAACAAGCGGCATACTTCTCTAAAGAGTATGTTAGTGAATGGGAATCAAGAAAACAATTATATGCAAAGGAGTTATCAGATGTCCAAAGACAAAATGCCGATCAGTAATGTAGAGTGGGTTAAATCGAGTGAATTAAAAGCAAATGATTACAATCCTAATCACGTTGCACCAATAGAGTTAAAACTTTTAAAAATTTCATTGATTGAAGATGGATGGACACAACCAGTTGTTATTCGAGAAAATAATGAGATTGTAGACGGTTTCCACAGATGGATGTTATGTAAAGAAGATAAACAAGTATCTATTCTGACAGAGGGTATGGTGCCAGTGGTTAAACTAACCAACAAAGATATTTCCAATCAAATGATGAGTACCATTAGACATAATAGAGCAAGAGGTGTTCATGGAGTAATGTTAATGGCAGATATTGTTCAAAAACTTAAAGATGAAAACAAAATACCTGATGCAGTTATTCAAGAGAAGTTAGGAATGGAAGAAGAAGAAGTGGAAAGACTTCATGACCAAGCTGGTATGACTAAAAGGGGTTCTCAAAAAACATTTAACACAGGGTGGAGACCAAAAAGATGATTGTTAAATCAAATGATGTAGCTCTTAAAATAGATAATGCAGAATTAATCAAACTCAATCAATAATTAATGAAAAAATATGCACTCAAAACATCTGACCCAGTAATTAATGATGTTGTTGATAGAATATTTGTTAGACACCAACAAGGAATGAAAAAGTTTAAACAAACTATGTCTGATAATAGCAAATCTATTCCTGAATGGATTGAAGATGTGATAGAAGAAACTATTGATACTATTTCTTATTTATCAACTTTAAAAGATAGGATTATTAAAAAAGAACATGAGTTATTCAAAGAAATTGATAGACTTAGAGATGATAATCAAATTGCGTGGTTGGAAAACTCAAAATTAGAAGAAAGAATTGAAAAGTTAAAAAAAGATGGCAAAAGGTAGTTGGGGAGTTAATACACACATTAAAAGAACTAGACCACAGATAGGTCGTCATAAAAAACGAATGAATAAAGATGAAAAACGTAATTATAAAAAATATAGAGGGCAAGGACATTAAATGAATATGTTATTTTTAATTTTAGGATTATTAACAAATAGAACCAGCTATGAACTTGTTAAAATTCCAGTAGGTATGGTAACTAAAAAAGTTACTTGCGAACAAGCATTTTATAAATATGTTAAGTTTGTTCCTAATGCAAATTATAAACTTAACTCAATGGATGTTTGGATGACTACTAAATATAAAGGTAAAACAGTTTTATTTCATTATTGTAAAGATACACTTGGTAACTTTAAGAAATAATGGCTAAAATTAGTTTATCAGCTATTTCTCAATTATTAAAATTATCTGAAAGACGAATACAACAGTTAGCAAAAGATGATATTATTCCTAAAGCAACAAAAGGGGAATATGAAATGATAACAAGTGTTCATGGATATATTGATTATTTAAAAGCTAAAATTGGAGGGGAATATACAGCAGAGGATTTGGCAATTAATAGAAATAGATTATTAAAAGCACAAGCTGATTTAGCAGAGATAGAAAAACAAAAACAACAAGGGGAATTAATAACCAAGTATGAGGTAAAGAAAAACTGGCTTAATTTATTAAGTATATTGAAAAACAAATTATTATCAATGCCTAATAAGGTTGCACCAGTTGTTATGACATATAAAAATGTTAATGAAGTTAAATTGATACTAAAGGATAAAATATATGACACTCTCCATGAAATCGCAGGAGCAGACCTTACCAAAGATGACAGAAGGAATGTCAGAAGTGTTAAGGTCAAGTCTAAACCTATTAAAGCCGCCGCCAAGTCTAACAGTTAGTGCGTGGGCTGATAAGTTTAGGGTACTCTCGCCAGAGGGTAGTAGTGAAGCTGGTAAATTTGAAACATCTAGAGCTGTTTTTCAAAAAGAAATAATGGATGTTTGTGCAGACCCCTCTGTTCAAGAGGTTGTTGTAATGTCCTGTTCCCAAGTAGGAAAAACAGAAACTCTTTTAAATACTATTGGTTATTATATTGCTTATGAACCAGCACCTATTCTTATGGTTCAACCAACTTTAGAGATGGCACGTTCTTGGTCACAAGATAGATTAAGCACAATGGTAAGAGATACTCCTATCATTACTAATAAAGTAGCAGATGCTAAAAGTCGTGATGCTGGAAATACAACATTACATAAAACATTTGAGGGTGGTCATATCACAGCTTGTGGAGCAAACTCTCCAGCATCATTAGCAAGTAGACCAATTAAAATTGTAATGTGTGATGAGGTAGATAGGTATCCGAGTACAGCTGGTTCAGAGGGCGACCCAGTATTACTCGCTAAACGTAGAAGTGCAACATTTTGGGATAGTAAATTAATTATGACTTCAACACCTACTGTTTCAGGTGCGTCTAGAATTGAGAGAGCTTACGAAAATAGCGACCAAAGAAAATTTTATGTACCTTGTATTCATTGTAAGTATAGTCATATCTTTGAATGGAAAAATGTTATTTTTGATAAAGAATATTTACACAATGCACATTTAGTTTGTCCAAAGTGTAAAGGTAAAATAGATAATGCAGATAGAATAAGGTCAATAGCAAAAGGTGTGTGGAAAGCATCAGAAAAATTTACTGGAATAGCTGGTTTTCATTTAAGTGGTTTATATAGCCCTTGGATTTCATTGGAAGAAGCTGCTAAAGAATTTTTATCAGCAAAAAAAATGCCTGAAACATTAAGAGTGTTTGTTAATACATATTTAGGCGAAAGTTGGGAAGATGAGGGCGAAAGAATTGATGATTTGGGATTATTTAAACGTAAAGAAGAATATACCGTTCCTGATGAAGTTGTTTTAATTACAGCTGGAGTTGACATCCAAGACGACAGAATAGAGATGGAAGTAGTTGGATGGGGATTAGATGAAGAAAGCTGGAGTTTAGACTATCTCCGAATATATGGAGATCCCTCTGCTCCGAACATTTGGAATGAATTAGATACACATTTATCTAAAACATATAACGATATGAGAATTATATCTTGTTGTATAGATAGTGGTCATCATACTAATCAAGTTTATAAATTTTGTAAACCAAGACTTGCAAGACGTATCTTTGCAATTAAAGGTCAAGCTGGAGATGCTAAAACTATTGTTGGTCGTTCATCTCGAAACAACATCATGAGATGTCCATTGTTTCCTGTTGGTGTAGACACAGCTAAAGAATTGATATATTCAAGACTTAATATACAAAATGCTGGTGCTGGATATTGTCATTTTCCCATGAAGTATGATGAGGAATATTTTAAACAGCTAACAGCAGAGAAGATTGTAACAAAATATAGACGAGGATTTAAAAGACGAGAATGGGTGCTGACCAGATCAAGAAACGAAGCATTAGATTGCAGAGTTTATGCTTTGGCAAGTTTAACTGTTCTTAACGCAGATTTAAAAATGTTAGCAAAACAAAAAGCCCAAACAAAAAAAAACCCTTCAAGGTTGAGAGATCGTAACAAAAAAGGTAATTTCGTTTCATCGTGGAAAAATTAAATTAAATGGCAAATCTATTTACAGACGTACCAGAAAAAGAACCAATAACTTTTTATAAAGGCGAAACAGTTGTTTGGAAAAGAACTGATTTAGGTACTGATTATGCTCCATCAAGTCATTCTATGGTTTGGGAAGCATCATTGGAAAGTAATGGTTCAACAAGATTTTCAGCTACAGTTACAGAGTCAGGAACAGAATATACATTTACACTAGATAATTCTGCAACAGCAAATTATACTGCTGGAGATTATAAATGGTTTTTAAAGGTTCTTCAAACAAGTGATAGTGAAACATTAATTATAGATTCAGGAAAAATAACTGTTAAAGATAATTTTTTTGCGACTACAACAGATACTCGTAGTCATGCAAAAATAATGGTTGATAAACTTGAAAGTCTATTACAAGGAAAGGCAGACTCCGATGTATCTAGTTATTCTATTGCTGGTCGTTCACTTAATAAATTAACTGTTGAAGAATTGCTAAAATGGAGAGATTATTATAAAGCTGAATATCAAAGAGAAATACAAGAGTTTAGAATAGGAAATAATGAAGGCTCAGGTGCAATAGTAAAGGTTAGATTTGATGACGCTTCGTGATAGAATAGCAAAATTTTTTGGAAGAAGAAATACAAGGTCTTTTTATAGTGGAGCTGGTACTAGCCGACTATTAAGTAATTTTGTTCAAGTTAGTAAGTCAGCTGATAGTGAAATTAAACAAAGTATTCAAGTTTTAAGAAACAGAGCAAGAGATTTAGCAAAAAATAACGCATACGCTAGAAGATATATTAATTCCTATGTTGACAATGTTGTAGGCCCAAGAGGTATGCACCTACAAGTTAGAAGTGTAGACCCCAATGGTGCTCTTGATAGTTTCGCTAACTCACTCATTGAAATGAGATGGAAAGAGTGGAATAAAAAGGGAAATTGTACGGCAGATGGTAAGTTGTCGTTTCTAGAATGCCAAAGACTATTTTCAGAAATTTATGCACGAGATGGAGAAGTATTAGTCAGAGTTATTAATAATTTTGATAATAAATATAAAATTGCTATTGAATTTATAGAAACTGATAGGTTAGATCATGAATTAAACAATAATTTGACCAATGGTAATACAATCCGAATGGGTGTTGAAATTAATCCTTTTGGTAAACCAATTTCATATCATATTTTAAAAACACACCCCCATGATGATTTTAAAACTATGGAAACATATTCAAGAGATAGATATAACATTATTCCAGCAGAAGAAATTATACATTTTTATCATCAGGAAAGACCCAATCAAACTAGGGGTGTTCCACCATTATCATCTTGTTTAAAAAGTTTAAAAATGCTGGATGGTTATATGGAAGCAGAATTAGTTGCGGCACGAGTAGGTGCATCTAAAATGGGTTTCTTTAAATCAGGAGATGGAGCTAGTTATACTGGGGAAGATAAAACTAATACCAATAATCCTATAATGTCAGCAGAACCAGGCACATTTGAACAATTACCTGTGGGAACAGAATTTCAAACATTTGACCCTCAACATCCTACAAGTGCATTTAAAGATTTTACAAAAGCAATCATACGTTCAATAGCCAGTAGTTTAAATATTGGTTACAACACTTTGGCTAATGATTTAGAAAGCGTGAACTATTCTAGTTTAAGACAAGGTGCTTTAGAAGAAAGAAGTCATTATCAATGTGAACAGCATAGAATGATTGAGGGTTTTATGAATGTTGTTTATGCTAAATGGTTAGAAATGGCTTTTTTAGCTGGTAATTTAAACAATCTTCCTGAAGGTAAATATAATAAATTTAATTCTCCAATTTGGAGACCTCGTGGTTGGCAATGGATTGACCCTAAAAAAGAAGTTGATGCTTTACAAATTGGAATGTCTAATGGGTTTTTATCACTCCAAGATGTTCAAGCTGGTTATGGGAGAGATGTGGAAGATGTTTTTGCTAGTATTAAAACTGAAAAAGAGTTAGCCGCCAAGTATGGAATCAATTTATCATTTGAACCATTTGGTGCTAAACCAATGATTACACCATCTGAATCTGACAAAAAGGTTGAAGAAGAAGAAGAAAAATAATAGACACTAAATATATGATTAATTTAAAAGAGATTGTACAAGATGACTTGGACAACAAAGGGTTCAGTAAAGAACCTAATATCAAAAATACTGTACTATCGAAACCTAAAGAGAATAAGGAAGAAAATCACGAAGACAAAAATACTAAGATTGAAGAAAAAATGATTACACAAAAATCAGATAATAAAAAACTGTATCGAATATTTGGGTTTGATACAAAGGAAATTAGCGAAGATAACAGAACTGTTAATTTGTCGTTTTCTTCTGAAGAACCATACGATAGAAGTTTTGGAAAAGAAATTTTAAGTCATGATCCACAAGACGTGGATTTTTCATTTATTGCTAGTGGTAGAGCACCTTTATTACTCAACCACAATTTTGAAAAGCAAATAGGAGTCATAGAAGAAGCTACAATCAGCGATGCCGACAAGGTCGGTCGTGCAGTCGTTAGATTTGGTAAATCAAAACTAGCTGACGAGGTTTTTCGTGATGTCATAGATGGCATTCGCAGTAATGTGAGTGTGGGCT